ACGTTGCACAAAGGGCGGGAATCGGTATCAACGCAGGCAGAATCCGTGGCATCAACAGTAAGATCCGAGGTGGAGAAGTTCAACACACAGGTGTTGTCCCTTTCCTTAAAAAATTTGAATCGACTGTCCGATGTTGTACACAGAATGGCATCAGAGGTGGAAGCGCAACTGTCCACTTCCCAATCTGGCACCAGGAAATCGAAGACATCATCGTTCTGAAGAACAACAAAGGTACAGAAGATAATAGGGTCCGTAAACTTGACTACTCTATCCAGATTTCAAAAATTTTCTACGAGCGTTTCATCCAGAATGGAGAAATTAGCTTGTTCTCACCGCATGACACGCCGGGTCTCTATGATGCTTTTGGGACTGATAGGTTTGACGACTTATATGTTAGTTACGAACGAGATGAGTCTGTTCCAAGAAAGACTATGGGGGCACAAGAACTGATCCTCAATCTGTTGAAGGAAAGGGCAGAGACTGGTCGTATTTACATCATGAATATCGATCACTGCAATACTCACTCTTCTTTTAAGGACAAGGTTGAGATGAGTAACTTGTGTCAGGAAATCACCCTACCCACGTATCCTCTTCAGCATATTGATGATGAAGGTGCAGAGATTGCCCTGTGCATTCTCTCTGCTGTAAATGTCGGCAAGATTAAGTCTGATGAGGAACTGGAGGATCTTTGTGATCTTTCTGTCCGTGGACTGGAAGAATTGATTGATTACCAGGAGTATCCTGTGAAGGCAGCAGAACGTGCCACAAAGGCACGTAGGTCTCTTGGAGTAGGATTCATTGGTCTAGCACATTATCTGGCTAAGTTGGGATATAATTATGATTCTCAGGAAGCATGGGATGCTGTCCATACACTTGCTGAGTCATTCCAATATTATCTCTTGAAGTCTTCTAATCAGATCGCTAAGGAGAAAGGTTGGTGTGCTGATTTTGGCCGCACTAAGTATGCTGATGGTATTCTACCCATCGATACATACAAGAAGGATGTAGATGAGATCAGCACTCGGGAGTATCAACATGATTGGGAGGATCTACGGGCTTCTATTAACGAGTTCGGATTGCGACACAGCACACTGTCCGCACAAATGCCTTCAGAGAGCAGCTCCGTTGTGTCAAACGCTACCAATGGAATCGAGCCGCCTCGCGACTACCTGTCCATTAAGAAGAGCAAAAAGGGTCCGCTTAAACAGATCGTACCCCAATATGGAACTCTTAAAAATAATTATACGCTCCTTTGGGATATGGAGTCCAATCGTGGTTATATTAATGTTGTTGCTGTAATGCAGAAATTCTTTGACCAAGCAATTTCTGGTAACTGGAGTTACAATCCAGAGAACTATCCAGATAATGAAGTCCCAGTGTCCACCATGGCACAAGACTTTTTGACTACATATAAGTACGGATGGAAAACCTCTTACTATCAGAATACACATGACATGAAGAGTGATGAGGTAGAGGAAGAGAAATCCGAACTACATAATATTCTAAACGAATTAGAACAAGCCGAGGAGGGAGAGTGTGAATCCTGTGCAGTTTAAGGTATCATCAGTGGAAGAAGTGAATAGCAAAGTTGAAGGTATGACAGTCTTCAACACTGAACAAGTTAATACTAAAAAGCAACCGATGTTTTTCGGTAAACCTCTGGGAGTCCAGAGATATGATTCATACAAATATCCAGTATTCGATAAACTTACAACGCAACAATTAGGATACTTCTGGAGACCAGAAGAAGTTTCACTGCAGAAAGACCGTGGGGATTATCAAACACTTCGCCCAGAACAAAAGCATATCTATACCTCTAACCTCAAGTACCAGATTATGCTTGACTCCATTCAAGGGCGTGGTCCTGGGATGGCTTTTATTCCTTACTGCAGCTTACCTGAATTAGAAGCATGTATGGAAGTCTGGGGATTTATGGAAATGATCCACAGTCGTTCTTACACCTATATCATCAAGAACGTTTATTCAGACCCCTCTGAGGTCTTTGATAAGATTGTCACTGATGAACGCATTCTGGAACGTGCCAGCAGCGTTACAGCGTCCTATGATGACTTCATTCGTAGTGCTCAACTTTGGGGCACTGGAAATATGTGGCAGGAAGATTTTAGAGGTTCTCCGTCTTCTCAGTGGGAAATCAAAGATGTCAAAAGAAAACTCTACAGAGCAGTGGCGAACGTCAACATTCTGGAAGGTATACGGTTCTATGTCTCCTTTGCTTGCTCGTTTGCGTTTGGTGAACTCAAGCTTATGGAAGGATCCGCTAAAATCATCTCTCTTATCGCACGAGATGAAAATCAGCATCTTGCAATTACTCAAAATATCCTCAACAAATGGAGGCAAGGGGACGACCCCGAAATGAAGCAGATCATGAAGGAAGAGGAGGAGTGGACTTATAAGATGTTTGATAATGCTGTTAATGAAGAGAAGCGTTGGGCGGACTACCTGTTCAAGGATGGATCGATGATCGGTCTGAACGACAAACTCTTGCAGCAGTATGTTGAGTGGGTTGCTAACCGTCGTCTGAAGGCAATCGGTCTGAAACCTCAGTATGATATTGCTGCATCTGCTAACCCTCTGCCTTGGACGCAGCACTGGATCTCTTCCAAGGGTCTGCAAGTAGCACCACAGGAGACTGAGGTAGAGTCTTATGTCGTCGGTGGTATCAAGCAAGATGTGAAAAAGGACACATTCAGTGGTTTCCAACTCTGATTAGTGCTATAGATAAGGGGAGTAGCATCCCCTTTTATGCCACGCAACGAAATTTCCGCAATGGAATTCAAGACAAGAGTTCTGAAGTTAAAGAATGAACTCTTCTGGGAAGAACACCAATATGGTGAAGAAGCACGAGGTTTAGCACATAAATATCTCAACCTGGTGCTGGACGCTATTGATGAGTATAGATTATGAAAATCCTTGGATTTACATGGAACGAACTTTTACTTCTGATGATGTTCGGGACAACTATGGTTTTGTTTATAACATTACCAATCTCACCAACGGTAGACAGTACATTGGGAGAAAGTATTTTTGGTCTCATCGAAAACCTCCAGGAAAAAAACGAAGAGTAAAAA